AGAAGGCTCTAGTGCAAAAATCAGATTCCTACCAGACGCTAACACACAAAACTCATTCTTCTGGGTAGAGCGATTAATGATCCGACTTCCATTTGCTGGTATCAAAGGCCAAGCAGATTCGAAGCCTGTTGTAGTACAAGTCCCGTGTGTAGAAATGTATGGCGACGCATGCCCTATCTTGGCTGAAGTTCGTACTTGGTTCAAAGATCCAGGCCTGGAAGAAATGGGTCGTAAGTACTGGAAAAAGAAATCATACCTGTTCCAAGGTTTTGTAAGAGAAAATCCACTAGCGGACGACAAAACACCTGAGAATCCTATTCGTAGATTCGTTATTAGTCCCCAGATTTTTAATTTGATCAAGGCTGCACTAATGGATCCAGAACTAGAAAGCATGCCAACTGATTACACCGCCGGTTTGGATTTCACTGTTACAAAAACCAGCAAAGGCGGTTATGCAGACTACAGCACCAGTAAGTGGAGTCGCAAAGAGACTGCGCTGACAGCACAAGAACAAAGTGCAATTGACAGTTTTGGTCTTTACAACCTGAGTGACTTTTTGCCTAAGCGGCCGGGCGAGGTAGAACTCAAGGTGATTAAAGAAATGTTTGAGGCAAGTGTGGACGGGCAAGCATATGATCCGGATCGTTGGAGTCAGTATTTCAAGCCAAGCGGATTCCAAGGCAAAGGCAGTGACGATTCTGAAACCACTGTGGCTCCTGTCGCAAAGGCCGCTGCTGCTTCTGTGCCTTCTGCTGTATCAATTGATGCCGACGAAGATGATGATGTACCAGTAGCAACAGCGCCTGTGCAAGCCGAAGCTGCTAAACCTTCAAGCCAACGAGCTGAGGATATCTTGGCAATGATTCGTAATCGTAGCAAACAGTAAGGTACCAGATGTTATCGCAATTAGATAACATCATCTTTCCTGATCGTTGCGATGTGCTAGAAATAGTTCCATCGCAGCGATTTGTCTATCCTATTTATAAAAACGGAAGCAGTAGTTTATATAGTTCAGGATTTAGATTGGTGGATAATGATGAGCTCAAAGATATTAAAATTATAGATATATTTGTACGGAATCCCTATGATCGTTTTGTTTCTGGGATCAATAGTTTTTTACAATATAATCCTAAATTAGATAGGGAAACTGCATTTTACTTTATTACTAATTATCTTTTTATTAACAGGCATTTTTGTCCGCAATTTTATTGGCTAGTTAATCTTAAAAGATTCACAAATGCTTTAATTAGAATAAATTCTATTGACCAACTAAATGACATTACCGCACTCAAATATAATCAAAGTCAAGATCCTTTATTAGATGAAATTTTAAGTACCGAGAAAGTACATTTTTATCTTTCAATTGATAAAGTGCTAACTGAAGACCTATTAGGACAAACGGTTCCGTTTAAACTTATTTGTCAAACTTTGAAACATCGTTATTCAAATGTTTACGCAGAAATTGTTCAAAGAAGCATTGATTTATGCAGTGTCCTAGACTAGATCACTTTGTAAGATTAAATTATAACGGAACAGTAAGTCGTTGTGGGCATATGATTGATCCTCCGCAATTCAACACCATCAACGATATGGAAAAAAGTGATTGGCTTAGCAATATTAAAATACAATTAAAGCCAAAGGAGTGCGCACGTTGTTTTGAAACAGAATCAGTGAACGGGGAAAGCATAAGAATTAATGCAATTAAATTCCACCAACAACAGACTATTCCAAATTATCTCAGTGTAGGTGGTGTTTTGGATAATGTTTGTAACAGTGCATGTCTTACCTGCGACAACAATCACAGCACAAAAATTGGTAGTCTTGAATCCAAAACTTTTCCAATAATAGACAACAGTAACAATTTTTGGAAATTACCTTTAAACAGAATAGTGCATATAGACATCAATGGAGGGGAACCAAGTGCAAGTAAAAATTATAAAAATTTGCTTAACAATTTACCTCACAATGTAAAATCTATTAGAGTCAATACAAATTGTTCTATTTTTTTGGACGAGGTAATTGATATAATTAACAAAGGGATTAAAGTAACAGTAACAGCAAGTTTAGATGGAATTAATGGGGTGCATGATTTTGTTCGATGGCCTATTAAATGGGACAAATTTTATCAAAATTTGTTACGTTACAAAAGCATACCTGATTTAGATTTAAACACCTGGACCACAGTAAGCGCCTTAAATATTGGAGATTTTATAAATATCAAAAAATTTGTCACGCAAAACAATATCAATCATTCATATGCTTTTTTGCATCACCCAGATCCGATCAATGTAAAATATAAAAATAATCTGACTGAACAATACAAAGATTTGTTCCCAAACAAAATAGCCACAGATAAAAATAATCAACAAGAACTAGATTCTTGGCTTTTTGTACAAAAACAATTACGAGATTCAAAATGAAAATAGCTATATCAGGAAGCACTGCTGGTATTGGACAAGCACTGTCAGAAATCTATACATCAAAAGGACACGAGGTAATAGGTATAAGTCGAAGAATTGGTTTTAATATCAAATCAATTCCAAAGACTGTTTCAGTGATTAAGCAGTGTGATATTTTTATTAACAATGCTCAATCAGGTTTTGCACAAACCGAGTTATTGTTTGCTATGTATAAAGAATGGCAGGGAATTCCTAATAAAAAAATCTTTTCAATTAGCACCATGATGACTTCAGAACCTTGTAGTGGGTTGCCAGGACTAGAGATGACTGAATATTATGTACAAAAAATTGCACTTGAAGAGGCAATTAGACAATTAAGACATTTTCATAATTGGCCAAAATTATATTTAATTAAACCCGGTGCAGTGGCTACACAACCAGGACAACTACATCCCAGACCTTATGCAGAAGTTACTCATTGGGCTAATACTCTTGTAAATCTAATGGATACAGGAAACGACTTAGAAATTACCGAAATCTCTCTGGCAGTGAACTATCCATGAATCATAAAGATTATCTTACTAACAAAATGTTTTGTCCAATTCCGTGGACTGGCCTGATGTATAATTTTGATGGTACAATTAAAAATTGCATACGGAGTTCTGCACCAATTGGAAATATAAAAGAAAACTTGGTAGAAGAAATTTTGCATAACAGTGATAATGTGACCACTAAAAGCTCTATGTTAAAAAACCAACCAGGAAAAAGATGTTATCCTTGCTACGATTTAGAGCGCGGACAAAATAGTTTTGATATAATAAGTGATAGAGTTTTTTATTTAAGAGAACTCAAAGATGTACCAATAACAACTTATGACGATATTCACAAATTTGATTTAAAAAAAATAGATGTACGTTGGAGTAACTTATGTAATTTTGGCTGTATATATTGTAGTGCAGAATACAGCAGTCGTTGGGAAAATGAATTAAAAATTAAAATTGATACTCCTGACAATGTACAACAAAAAAGATTCAAAGAATTTATTTTTAATAATGCAAAAAAATTAAAACATATTTACTTAGCCGGTGGCGAACCATTGTTAATGAAGGAAAATTTAGAGCTGCTTGATCTATTAGATACTGAAGCAAAAATAAGAATTAATACCAATTTAAGTAAAACTGATACTCGAGTTTTTGAAAAAGTCTGTAGTTTTAAAAATGTTCATTGGACAGTAAGTTTAGAAACCATTGAAGAAGAATATGAATATATTAGATATGGAGCTAGTTGGGTTAATTTTGTAAATAATTTAAAAATAATTTCAAAATTAAATCATAAAATTTCGTTCAATATGCTTTATTTCGCTCTTAATTCCACAAGTATTTTTTCATGTATAGATTTCTTAAAACAATTAGGATTTCATAATAATAGTTTTATAATTGGAACTTTATTGCATCCCGAAGATTTAAATGTTAGGCATTTACCAGATAGTATGTTAAACTTAGCTAGAGAAAACTTGCAAACAAGATTAAATCAAAAACCAGGATTTTTATTAGAAAATGGCTTACAAAACGTTATTGAATATATAAATCAGCCATTTAATAGAAATACAAATAAATTATTTGATTATTTGAAAGTATTAGATAAAAGACGCAACTTAGATAGCACCAAAATTTTTAAGGAACTTTATAATTATGGCAACCAAACCTTTTGATGTATCAAAATTTCGCAAAAGTATTACAAAAAGTATTGACGGTATCTCCGTGGGATTTAACGACCCCACCGACTGGATCTCAACCAACAATTACGCTCTTAACTATCTTATTAGCGGGGACTTTAATAAGGGCATTCCAATGGGTAAGGTTACTGTATTCGCTGGCGAATCTGGCGCGGGTAAATCCTTTATCTGCTCAGGAAATCTGGTTAAGAACGCTCAAGAACAAGGTATATATGTTATTCTTATTGATACTGAAAACGCACTCGACGAAGCCTGGCTTCACGCACTCGGTGTCGATACTGCTGAAGACAAACTTCTCAAACTTAACATGGCAATGATCGACGATGTGGCCAAGATGATTACAGAGTTTGTTAAAGAATACAAAACCTTACCCGAAGATCAGCGTCCCAAAGTTCTGATTGTGTTGGACAGTTTGGGTATGTTGCTAACACCAACCGATGTAAATCAATTTGAAGCAGGCGACCTTAAAGGCGACATGGGCCGTAAGCCCAAAGCACTTACTGCACTGGTTCGTAACTGCGTAAACATGTTCGGCTCCTTAAACATCGGGTTGGTAGCCACAAATCATACCTACGCTTCACAGGATATGTTTGATCCAGATGATAAAATTTCAGGCGGCCAAGGCTTTATCTACGCAAGCTCGATCGTTGTTGCCATGCGTAAACTCAAACTAAAAGAAGATGAAGATGGTAACAAGATCTCAGAAGTCAAAGGTATCCGTGCAGCTTGTAAGATCATGAAAACACGCTATGCCAAACCGTTCGAAAGCGTACAAGTCAAGATCCCTTACGAACAAGGAATGAATCCTCATAGCGGACTAGTTGACATGTTTGAAGCAAAAGGTTTTTTAACTAAAGAAGGTAACAGTCTTAAATACACGCTAGCAGATGGCACAGTGATCAAGCAATTCCGCAAGGCATGGGAGCGCAATGATGACGGTAGTCTTGATCGTGTAATGGCAGATTTTACCGCTAATCCACACAAAGACACTGCTATCCAACCAGAAGAGGAAACAGTCGAATGAGTATTGATGTTGAAGTCTTAATCGAATCGTATATTACACTTAAAGAATATATTCCTGCAAAAGAACGACAGGCAGCGGCAGATAACTTAGTAAGTATGCTTGTTGATAATCTAAGCGATAAAGAACTAAGAGAATTTGGTGGCACCGATAGTTTTACTAAACGAGCCATTGAAGAATATTTAGACGACGGAGACGAAGAAATTGATTACGAAGACTAATGTGGTATAATCGTGTTGTTGCAGATCTGGGAACGATACCGGCCTTCATTGATTATTACGAAGGTGAACTCGCTACGGCAAAAACAGAAACATTTATACGAGGTAATGTTGAAAAGTCCGCTGCGAATCTACCGGGTATTACAGAGCACAGATTTAACCAGCTTCAGGAGATCGAGGCTATACTTAACTATCTTAATATACAACTTCGCAAGATTAGACGAAAGCATTTTCAAAAATACTTGGAATCTTATGCCCGAGCTCTTACAAGTCGCGACGCTGAGAAATATACAGATGGCGAGGATGAAGTCATTGACTTTGAAACGATCATTAACGAAGTTGCTTTGCTTAGAAACAAGTGGCTTGGAGTTATGAAAGGTCTAGAAAGTAAACTTTATGCTAGGTCATGTGGTACGATTACGCACAGCCGGTATGGAAGACATTGTAGTATAATGAATTATAAAGAACATGCAGAAAAAATACTTAAAGAATGGGCATTGTGCTCAAACGCTCGCCCAAAAAACAATGCTGTTGATATACAAATCGAAAAAGATGTATGCGGAAGATTCGCAACTCATTTAATCCATAATCTTAATTGGGGATCAGAATCTGAATTAGCCGAAGCATGCCATCAATTAGAGTCTAGACTAACACCACTTCGAGAAAAAATTATAATAGAGGTAATTCAAAATGGGTCTGTTTAAAAACGCTGAAGAAAGTTTTCAACACAGCCAACCAATTAGAGATCTACTATATCAATATGATAGTTTTTTAGACAGCTTAGAAGTTATAGCAGATTATGGTTGCGGAGCAGGACTTGATATAGAATGGTGGACTACATTAGTTACTAGAGATGACCCGCCTGAACCTAGGAACTACACTTGTTATGCTGTAGATACAAATATAAAACAAATTGAACCAAGAATAAAAAATTATAAAAATTTGTTTGTATTTGAAGCAGATATAGAAATAGATCAACCTGTGCCAAGAGAAATAGACTTACTCTGGTGCAGAGATACGTTTCAGTATCTAACTAATCCACTTAATACTTTACGTATGTGGAATGAAAACATGAGTGTAAACGGAATGTTAATTCTATCAATTCCGCAAAGCATACATTATGAAAACAATAGACTAAACAATATAAGCCGTAACGGTTGGTATTATAATTATAATGTGGTGAATTTAATGTATATGTTAGCAGTCAATGGGTTTGATTGCCGCGACGCATATTTTAACAAAGACGAAAATGATATGTGGTTATATGCTGCTGTTTATAAAAGTGACATTAGTCCAATGAATCCTAAAACTACTTCATGGCATGATTTAGTTGACGCTAACCTGCTTAATGAAAGCATTAGAATGTGCATAGACAGGTATGGGTATGTAAAACAAGAAGAAATTCTGACTACATGGCTAGATAAAAATTTTTACAGAATTAAAGAATAAAATAAGTCAATAAATATGTGTTATGCGTGATTTAATTAACATTTTAAATGAAGTAACTCTTTCCAAATACGGCCCTGGACAAAAGTTTATTTTAAGCAACAACGCAGCCGGGCAACAATTATCTTCGCAATTAGCTGCTCTTGGACTGAACATAGTTGGACCTATTGAACTTACAAACAAATCTAAAGGGGTTGAATCCTTAGTGAATAAAAGCGAGATAATTACACGATTTGGTCAAGGCAATGATGTGTATGAATTCCGCACCGAAGATAATGTATATTTCTACGTATTTGGAACTACAGGCACTATACAAACTGCATTAAATCATAGTAAGGAAAGCCAAATTAGTAATCGCGGCGAAGTAAGTGAAGGCTTATTGGGCGCAGCTATGTTTGCAAAGTTCGCTAAAAGGCAACCTGGCGAGGAAGTTGGACAAGTAACACCTGCAGATATAACCACAGTACTTGACACCCTACAAGCTCACGGCAATGATACTTATAGCGTAACAGTTAATGATGCCGAGAGTGAAATTGCTGATACAATTAGTTTTATACTAAAATTAAAAACTGCCCCTTACCAGGATTTGATGAATCCATTGAAAAGGAAATTGTTGACCAGTGAATTAGCAAGTGCCGCTGCCTATGTTAATAATCCAATGGCAGAAAGATACAGTAAGTATTTTTATCTTAATGGTCGTGCAGACGAAATCAATATTATGGCAGATGGTGCTGCAAGTGAAACAGATAAAAAGTCAGATGTTTGGGTAGCCATAAAGGATAGAAATGGCGCAATGCGCACACTAAAACTTAATGCAAGTTTAAAAGTTGGCGGCATAGCTCAATTTGGTCAGGTCAGTGGCACCAGCATTGAAACAATGATTGAACTTTTTGGATATTTTGGAATAGATGTAACTCCATTTACAGACAAGTATGAAAAAGAAGTAAAAAAAGATCAATTCAAAGCAATTGAGTACATGTATAGACAAATTGTGGACGAACTACAATCACGATTAGCTGGAGATAGCGACAATGAAGAAGCTAAATTTGTAGATAATGTTGCTCGTGCTGTAACACATTTTGCTACTCTAGGAGATTCAAATGTTGAACTTGTGGATTTTGACAAAGGTGGTTTTAAGATTTTACGATTTAAAAACCTTGAATATAAATTAAGAAATATTGATTTGACTGCTTCATATATATCAAGTAAAACTAGACCAGAAATAAGTATTCATGATGTAGAAAATCCAAAAAAAGAGTTATTATCAATTCGTTGTAAAATAGAAAACAGACCTTCGGGACCTTATGTAAGAAATATTATTGAAAAAGGAAATTTGTTAGAAGAAATAACTAAGGTCCAGGAAAGAAGTTTTCGAGAATTAGAAACACCAGATCCAGAAAAAACTAGAGTAAAAATTAAACATCCTGGCAGACAAGCTGAACCAAGAGATAAAGATACTACCCCTCGTCGTAAACGCGATAAGTAATCAAATGCAAAGACCAACACTAGAAATCACGACCATGATTGGTTGTCCATTGATGTGCAATTATTGTCCTCAAGATAGCCTTAGAGATGCATATGGAACAGAAGATGTGAAATATATGTCTCTTGATACTTTTAAAATATCTTTAAGTAAAATTCCTGCTAATACCAGAATTGATTTTTCTGGTATGGCCGAAGCCTGGGTGAATCCTGCATGCACTGATATGTTAGAGCACGCCTTAAAACAAGGTCACAATGTTGCTATATATACCACACTTTATAATTGGAATCTTGATACTGCTCACAAAGTTGAAAATTTACTCAGTCTATATAGAACACAGGTAGAGGTATTTAGTATTCATTTTCCAGACGAATATGGCAATATGAAGGGCTGGAAGTACAGTGAAGAGTGGGTACAGGTATTTCAATTAGTTACCTCGGCAGTGCAAACAGCAGGTATAAAGTTAGAAGCAATGACCATGAGCGATCATGGAAAAATACATAAAGACCTACAACATTTAGGCATACAGTTATATAACTGGTTTGGACACGATAGGGCAGGTAGTCTTGACAAAGAACAAGTAAAAGAACAACCTATAAATTTTATTGACAAACATGAACGACCAGTGCGTTGCAGTAAAACTATCAATTATGATCAACATGTTCTACTTCCCAATGGTGATGTAGTGCTTTGCTGTATGGATTACAACACAAAACATATATTGGGTAACTTAGTTACAGATAGTTACCAAGATTTGTTTACGGGGCCTGGAATGACGACACTGTTGAGAGAAAATACCAAAAGTTGTTTTAGCTCTTTAAGTTTGTGTAAAAGTTGCACAGATGCAGAATATTATGTATAATAATAATATGAAAATTTATATAGCTATGGCAGAGTTTGAAGATGGAAATAGAATGATTGAACGAGCCTATCGAACTTATGAAGCTGCCAAAATTGCTGCAAATGAAATGATAAAAGATGTTGAATCGAACACTAACTGGCAGGTCGTGCCAGTTATTGAAGAATTGGATCTTATAGATGATTAGTCGAGTACAAGAAACATTAGATATCCTTCAAGAAGAATGTGCAGAGGTAATTGTCGAAGTTAGTAAGTGTAGGCGATTTGGATTAGATTCCTTACATTACAAGACAGGAATAAAGCACATTAATATGCTTGAAATGGAATTAGGCGATGTACTTGCTATGATTGATATTTTGCTAGAACAAAAGTTAATTGATCAAATTAACTTAGATATAGCCAAAGAAAATAAAAAGTTAAAGTTGAAAGAGTGGAGCAAAATTTATGACTGAGTTGTACAGAGGCATTTTAGAAATTTTAGTTATGCGCTTTATCGAACAGGTAGAAACATTAAGAATGCATATTCGATCTCACAATTCAGGACATGCAGAAAACTCTCAAATTGATGTTGGTGTCATTGGTTTTTGGAATCTAACGTTGGAAATAATTTTTACAATATTTTCAATTCTGTTTTTACTTACTGGAGTTTGTTTGGCAGTTATATTGGCTGTAGTTGCTTATCCATTTGCTGCATTTATAAATTACGGTAGTTGGTTATTGCATAACACCAGGCATCCCTCGGACGATAAGCCAACAATAATTAGACAAGATAATGGCCAAGAAAAAAACTAATGTAGCCAAAGGTCGTAATAGTTACGATGCCACCCTTGATAATTCATTGGTGGCATTTTTTAATAAAAATATTACACCTTACGCTACCGAAGTAGGAGGGCCTAAGTTTGATCTAATACCAGTAGAAAAACAAAAAGATATTATGATAAATGTTGCTCGAATGCATGCCGAGCAAGAATATAATCGTATTATGGATTTAGTGAATGTTTTAACTAAACAGGCATCTGAACTTAGAAGACGCTTAGAAATAACAGATGCAGTTCACGCTGCCAAATACGATTTTCAAATATACCACGGGCAGTGTTACTGGCTTTGTTTTGATAGTAAAATTAATAACACCAGACTGACATCAACTGGACCAAGTGATTGGACAACCGGACCTCCGGACAATTACACTTACATTGCAAAAGTAAAATGGTTAGGAGATTATACTTGGATTGAAGTTCCTACCACACAAACGTCTTCGAATAATAATCAACAATTTTAGCAAGTTCTAATTCAAATACAGCCTTAGGTTCCCATCCTAAGGCTTTTAATTTATCATCTTTAATACTGTATCGCACATCTTGACCAGGTCTGGTGATATTAAGATCCAAAAATTTATTTGAATCTACTTTTTTATTGAAGAACTTATCAATTATTTTCATTGCAATCACAATATTTTGTTCTTCATAATTTCCTGAAATATTGTAAATTTCGTTTTGTACATTTGATTCAATTATCTTTATAATTGCTAAAGCAGTGTCACTTACATGTAACCATGTTCTACTAGGCAATCCTGCGTCATGAAGTGGAATAGGTCTGCCAAGTCGCAAACTTTTAATACTTTTAGGGATAAACTTTTCTGTGTATTGACCAATACCGTAATTGTTAGTTGGTCTAACTATAACATACGGCACCTTGAATGTACGTGCCCAGGCTAGTATTAGTTGATCAGCTGCGGCTTTAGTTGCAGAATAAGGATTACTAGGTTTCAGTAAATCTGTTTCTGCGTGACTGCCTACTTCAATATCGCCATACACTTCATCTGTGCTAAAATGAAGCAGTGTAGGCATTTTAAAACGATGACGTTCTTTAATTAGATTTAATAAATGATGTACACCGTTGATATTACTGCGCAAAAAAACATCTGAACTTACTATACTGTTATCCACGTGTGTTTCTGCTGCGGTATTAATTATGTAATCGCAGTCGTGTAACATTTCTAAATCATTAATATCAGATTCTATAAATTTAAACTGCGGATTAGATATCAGTTCTGGCAGAAATTGAATATTAGCCGCATATGTTTTTTTATCAACACCTATTACATACCAACCTTGATTTAGGCAGGCACGGGTCACATGATAACCTATAAATCCTAAACAGCCTGTGACATAAACAATTTTAGTGCTCATATTTTTCTGGTTAAATTTAAGTATTCTGGTTGATCGCTTGTAATAAATCTATCCCAAATGTTTTCTAAATCTAAGATACTGCCCGGTTTAAATACGCCAATGTTTGGTAATGCCTGTAACACCTGTTCGTCGTCGTGTGCCCAATGGCTTATACCGTCATGACTGTAGTCTTTGTCTCTACCTGAACCAATTAGTTTAACTGGTATTTGTTCATGGTTAACATAATTACGCAAAAACTCAAATGGTCTATATAACAAAAAACTACTCATTGAGTAACAAACTGGTTTAAGGCCTTCATTGGCCATACCAATAGCTACACCAATCATTAATTGTTCGGCTGCTCCTACATTATAAAATCTATCCGGAAATGCATTACGGATTTGATCTAATATGCCAAAGCCAAGATCAGCAGTAATTACACGAATATCGGGATCGTCTATCATGCTTTGAAGCAAAAGTGCTGCACATTCTTTTCTCATTGTACGATCTCCGCATAATCCTCAGGTTTAAGAACATAGTAATGCGTAAGTAATTCCTTAGCAAATGACCATGCAGGGGGATCACTAAATCTCAAATTGATTCTTGGAAGGAATGCTTGCAGTCTATGTGATAGTTGATGAGTATCAATCATGTCATATGCACCCATACCGTTTATGTTAGCATATACATGCAAATTATTGACATTGTTATCTTGGATAAAACGCAGTGCTTCCCAAACACTGCCTTCTGCACATTCTCCGTCGCTGATCATGCACCAAACATTTTTGTCGGGTCGAGCTAATGCATGCCCAACTGCAATAGGTAATCCTGATCCTAGACTGCCTGTAGAGCAATACAAATGATTGTCTAAGTCTCTGCCGGGATGGATACCGTGTTTGTGTAGTAAAGCGACAGGATCTACATTGTAGTATTTTTCTAATATCACATACAGAGCAAGACCAGCATGACCATTACTGAGAATAAACACTTCGTCGTTTTGACGTAAGCGATAAATTTCTTCAATGATCGGCAAAGCACTCAATGTGCTGCTGAGATGGCTTAGACGTTCTTGATATGTAATATCAATTAATCTACGAGTGGTTGGTGTCATTTCCATGCGAACAATTGATCGTGAATTACTGATTCTGTTTGGTATCCGTGCCGTTGAAATAATTCGGCTAGTTGCTGTCTATTTGATTCTAAATTACCAGGCCACGCACTTTCTTCCACATTGGTTTGATGTACTTCAACGAACCAAAATTTTACTTTATCTGCAATTGGTCCCAAAGTTTCATCAGTTAATGCCTGCATTTCAGAACCTTCGATATCACACTTTATAAAATCCACATAGTCTAAATTTTCTTTAAACAATAATGTTTCTAAAGTCATACACTGCACTTTGGTTTCTTGACCATTACGATTTAACATGCTGTTGGTAGTGCTATTTTCATTGATGTAAAATGAGATCATTTCGTTGTGCGGACCAATTGCTAGTTGTAATGTTTTTATTTTATTATCATTTTTAACAACTTCTTGTAATACGGTGTAAGTAGATGGAGTTGGCTCCACTGCAATAATTTGGCTACAACTATCGGCGGCGTATAAGCTAAACAATCCGCAGTTTGCACCTAGATCAATAACTACCATATCATTTCTATCTTGAAAGATAGGATCATACATTCTATCTTCATTGATTTGTCGCAAGATTATATCTGTGTAGTTTTCAGGATTAGCAAACCATGTTGTAACATCTGGATGGCTGCTTTGATATATATAATTTTGTTGCTTGCTAGTTTTAATTAATTGTTCGATCATATTTTCCTTTTATTAAAAAATCTCTAATCCCATCTTCTAATCGATATTCGCAGTCAAATCCCAGTTTAAATGATTTTGCTATATCGCACACCCATACCGTGTTTTCAAATGCCTTACGCATTTCTGCTACTTTGGCTACAGGAGCATCAGTTTTTTCTGTAATCTTTATCCATAAATCTAATAAATCAAAATTGCTGGTTTGAAATCCACTACCGAAGTTTATAATTTCGCCTGGTGCCAAATCCCAGTGTTGCAATACAAGATCTATTCCACGTACAAAGTCTGCAATATAAATGAAATCATGATAACCTTGATATAGAGTCATTGGCTCGTTATATTTGAATGCTCTATACAATTTTGGAAATAGCCGGTGTGGTCGTTCTCCGGGTCCATACACACTGTACGGTCTAACTATCCAAACGGGCAAGTTGTGTAATCTTGCCCACCCTTGACACAGTAATGTGGCTGCACCTTTTGTTGCCTGATAAAAATCAACAGGTTTTAATAATGTATCCTCGCTGGTAGCATGATCGGTTGGACCATATTCGCTGCTGCTGCCAATTTGGATCAATTGACACCATTGCTTGCACTCTTGTACATATTCAAGCACAGTTTGAACCATGATAATATTTGGTTCAAACATACGTTCGTAATCATAAATTTCTGCTGCTGAATTTATAATAGCATCTGGTCGAAACCAACGAAGAGTCGACATCAAATGCTCATCTCGTTTAAATACATGAACTTCATGTCCACGTTGAGCGTAATAGTCGACTAGATTTTGTCCAACAAAACCCGTAGCACCTGTGATGAAAATTTTCATCGAATAATTAATGGTAAATGAGTACTAGCTCGTTCTATTCTAGTTGGTTTATAGGTTCCAGGCCAATGTACAATCCAGTCGCCGGGTTCCCATGCACCACTATTACCGAGTATATCAAATCTAGCATCGCAGTAATCGTATATCTCGGGTTCATAACTATTCATGTATTTTTGAGGCACAATTTTTACTACATGTTGATATTCTTCAATGGTGTCTATAATTACTTGCTGCTCGGCCCATTCTACATCTTTATATTTTGCTTCGCTATCAATAATCATTAGCAGATAAGCACGACCTTCGTTGGTATTACGTGCTAAAAAATTTCCGGAATTCAAATTAAGACGATCCACTGGGACAATAAAATGATAATCATCGTCTATTCTATCTTCAATTGGTATAGTTAAATTGGTAATCATAGCATCGCACTCAGAAAAAAGTAGCCATTCTATTTCTGGATGCTGATTAAAAAGATCTAGCGTAAAATGAATTTTGTTAAAGCCAGTAATTGTGCTATATTTTAATTCTGTTAGCACATGAAACTGATAACCATATCTTGTACAATATTCTCGTTTAGATTGATCAGTTAGTTCAGCTAAATCGGCGTAATTGGCATCGTGTAAGCTTGCGACTGCGTGCATAAGTGTCCTTGAAATTCAATGTAAGGTATTTATTATACTAAGTATTGTCATGAAAATCTATGATTGTTTTACGTTCTTTAATGAATTTGATTTACTCGAATTAAGATTACGTGAATTGTATGATCACGTTGATTATTTTGTATTGGTAGAGGCAGATACCACTTTTCAAAATAAAGAAAAACCTTTTTACTATCGTGACAATATAGATAGATTCGGTCCATGGCTAGATAAAATATTATCAATTTCAATTACAGGAATGCCTACTGATACTGACACCTGGGGCAGAGAGAGATTCCAAAGAGATGCAATTTTAAATGGTTTGAGTGGTAATGACACCGATGATATCGTTATGATTGGTGATGTTGATGAAATTCCTAGAATTGAAACCGTTGCGAAATTAAGAACTAGTACCCAAAATATCTGGGGCTTTCGAATGCCTTTGTTCAATTTCAAATTCAACTATATGATGTGTACTCAAGACTATTATTCTGTTTGGTCTGGTGCTATACGAAGACATTTGTTAAATAGCCCAGAAGATTTTAGACGCATGCGACACATACTTAATCAATGTCCATATAACTTTCAAGATGATAATGTCCAAATCGTAGAACATGCCGGTTGGCATTTTACCTATTTAGGATCAGAAGATTTTGCTCGAGATAAAATTCGTAGTTTCGCACATGATGAAACTAATAGACCGGAAATTTTAGATCAATTGGATATTGAGGACAGCATACGCCGCGGTGTGGGTATCATTCGTACCAACAACGATTACAGATTCACACCAGTGGCCATAGACGATTATCTTCCAAAAACATTAATTAACAATATTGATGAATATAGAAGTAGAATAATAGAACAAGATAATTTACCTTCAGCTAGACAATACCTTCCTGCCGTGTTATAATACTAGTTCATTATGGAGGTACCATGTTTGAATCAATTGAAATTAGACGAGTAGCAAATGGTTTTGTAGTTACGGTCAATATGGAAGATGAAACCGTAGAATATGTATTTGACACTGCTCGTAAAGCAATGAGTCATATTAAGCAATTTGTAGCCCCAAAAGCAGGCGAATAAATATGTTTATTCAATAATCAATGAGGTTTCATGTCAAAACGAGTATTAATCACCGGCGGTGCTGGATTCATCGCACATCATGTAATTGACTTATTTTTACGTACAACAGATTGGCACGTTGTTTGTTTAGATAGACTAGATATTTCTGGTAATCTAAATAGGCTACACGACATGCTACAGGATCACGATCCTCGAACGGTAAGCCAACGTCTGCGTATTGTGTTCCACGATCTCAAAGCAGAAATCAATAGTCAAATAGTACATGATATAGGCCCAATTGATATCGTATTACACTTAGCCGCTGGTAGTCATGTGGATCGTAGTATTCAATATCCCATGGAGTTTGTACAAGACAATGTAGTAGGTACCGTAAACTTATTAGACTATGCCAGGAAAAACCACCCTAATCTGGAAAAGTTTGTATACTTTTCGACTGACGAGATATTTGGGATTGCACCAGTGGGTGTTTCGTATAAGGAGTATGATAGATATAACTCAACCAATCCCTACTCCGCGTCTAAAGCGGCGGCCGAAGAATTCTGCGTTGCTTATGAGAATACTTATAAGATGCCTATTGTCGTTACACATACAATGAATGTGTTTGGTGAAAGACAACACCCAGAAAAATTTATTCCAGCTACTATACAAAAGGTGAGAGATGGCGAAACGGTCATTATACATTCGGATCCCACCAGGACCGTTGCAGGAAGCAGGATGTATATCCATGCTCGTGACGTCGCTGAAGGTCTTATGTTCATACTCGGTCTCAAGGACTATACTCATAGGGGTGACTATGGACACGCCCACTGTCCAAAGTTCAACTTGGTCGGTACCGAAGAGATCGATAACCTTACTCTTGCACAAATGATTGCCAGTGCTGTGGGCCGAGAATTACAATATGAAATGACCGACTTCCATACCAGTCGTCCAGGACATGACATGCGATATGCACTGGATGGGGGCTTGCTAAAGAGTCTTGGCTGGGAACCTAAGATTAAGTTGTCTGAACGTATTAATGAAATGGTTCAAT